CGTACACTCTACGCAGAGAAAAGAGGGTAAAATGGCAAGACCAAAACAATATGATATTAGTACAGAGGAAGTTGTTAAACTAGCATCTTATGGTTGCACCAATACCGAAATTGCAGATTTTTATGGGTGTGATGAAAGCACTATTCGTAAAGGTTATTCCGAAAGTCTTACAAAAGGCAGAACTATGGGTAAGATGCGATTAAGACAGATACAATGGAAGATTGCTGAGAATGGAAATTGCACAATGGCTATCTGGTTAGGTAAGAATATGCTAGGTCAATCTGACAATGGAAACATATCAGAAGATAATGAACCTTTGGCATGGACTGTTGAGTAGTGTCCAAAGAATTTTCTGTAATTCCATTATCATTAAGAGAAGCAAATGAATTTGTTACAAAACATCATAGACATAATAGAAAAGTTATATTTCATAGATTTTCATTAGGTTGTATCTACAAGGAAGATATGATTGGAGTAGTAATAGTTGGTAAACCAATATCAAGAAGATTAGACAATCAATGTGTAGCAGAAGTATCAAGATTATGTATTAAAGAACCTGCTCCTAAAAATGCTTGTAGTTTTTTATATAATAAATGTTGGAATATATGGAAACAAATGGGTGGTAAAAAAATATTAACCTATACACTTACATCTGAAAGTGGTTCAAGTTTAAGAGGTGCAGGTTGGGATAAAGTTAATACAACTAAACCTCTAGGTAAAAATGCTAAAGGTTGGGGGACTAGAGAAAATAGAGATAAACAGGTAGTATATTATCAAGAAAAATTTAGATGGGAAAAAAGTGCCACTAACTAAACCGCAAAAAGCAATCATAGAAGCACCTAATAGATTTAGAGTATTAATCACAGGCAGACGATTTGGTAAAACCTTTTTATGTATTCAAGAACTAGCGAAGTTTAGTCGTTATCCTAAACGCAAGTGTTGGTATGTTGCACCCACTTACAGAATGGCTAAAGACATTGTTTGGAATGAATTAGTTGACCGATTAACCAAACACAAATGGATTAGCAAGACAAACCATAGTGACCTAAAAATTACTTTGCGTAATGGTAGTGAAATATCACTGCGAGGTGGCGATAATGAAAACAGTTTAAGGGGTGTTGGATTAGACTTTCTTGTTATGGACGAATTTGCGGACTGTAAATCTCATCTCTGGCATGAAGTGCTTAGACCCACCTTAAGTGATAAAAATGGCAGTGCGTTATTCTGTGGAACGCCTAGAGGATATGGTAACTGGTCCTATAACCTATTCACTAAAGAACAAGAAGATATTAATTGGAAATCATTTCAGTTTACAACTTTAGAAGGTGGTCAAGTATCAGCTACGGAAATAGACCAAGCAAGACAAGATTTAGATGAAAGAACATTCAAACAAGAATACATGGCATCATTCGTTAATTATGCAGGTCAGATATATTACAACTTTGACCGCAAGGATAATGTTATAGAAAAATATCAACCGCAATCTAATGAAATACATATCGGCATGGACTTTAACATTGACCCAATGTCTGCTGTTGTATCTGAAGTAATTGGCAATAATGTTTATATTTATGATGAGATAGTTATTTATTCTTCTAACACAGATGAAATGGTGCAAGAAATTAGAAATAGATATGCAGGTAAACATATCTTCGTTTATCCTGATCCTGCTAGTAAACAAAGAAAGACAAGTGCAGGTGGTGTAACTGATTTAGCTATCTTAAAGAACGCAGGATATAATCTAAGGGTAAGAAATAATCACCCACTGATTAGAGATAGAATAAATGCAGTCAATACGAAATTAAAGAACGCCAATGGTAAAAGAAGTTTATTTATTGACCAAAGATGCAAGAATGTTATAAAAAGCATAGAACGACAAATTTACAAAGAAGGAACAACAGTGCCTGATAAGGATAATAATTACGACCACATGAACGATGCATTAGGATATATGGTTGAATATTTATATCCTGTAAAGCAACACTTTACTCCGTCAGCACCACAGAGATTTAGTTAATGGCAAATTATACAAGAGAATATTTAACATCTAAACACCCTGACTACGATAGGAAGATGAACGATTGGAACTTTCATGTGCGTTCTTACTTGGGTGGACAAGACTATGAAAATGGATATTTCCTTAACCGCTATATTTTAGAAACAGAAGAAGAATATTTAAAGCGAACCGAATTTACACCTTTAGACAATCATTGTAGGAATGTCATTCAAATCTATTCCTCATTTTTATTTCGTGTTCCTCCTACAAGAAACTTTGGTTCATTAACAGGCGACCCACAATTAGAGCAGTTCTTAATGGACGCAGACTTTGACGGAAGAAACTACAACAACATAATCCGAGAAGCACAGATTAACGCATCTATCTATGGCACTTGTTGGTTGATTGTAGATAAACCTTTATCCAATGCTAAAACAAGAGCAGAGGAACTATCACAAGATATTCGTCCCTACATTTCTTTATACACACCAGAGAATATTACAAATTGGAATTATGAAAGAGCATCAAACGGAAGATACTATTTAACTTCATTAACAGTAGTGGAAGATATGATTGGCAAAGATGCGATTGTTAAAGTCTGGTCAATGGAAGATGTTTGTACTTACAGGATTGAAGATTACACAGTTAATTATTCTACAAAAAAACCTGTACTGATTGATGAACAACCAAACGCATTAGGTAAGATACCTGCTGTTATTTTATACAATCAAAGAACATCTAAGAAGGGTATCGGCATTAGTGATTTGTCTGATGTAGCTGATTTACAAAAATCTATTTACAATGACTATTCTGAGATTGAACAATTAATCAGATTATCTAACCACCCTAGTTTAGTTAAGACACCTAATGTTGAAGCATCAGCAGGTGCAGGTTCTATTATTGAAATGCCAGAAGATTTAGATGCAAATTTAAAACCATATATCATTCAACCTAGTTCCCAATCATTAGAAAGCATAATGAAAACAATTAACACTAAAGTACAAGCGATTGATAGAATTACACACATGGGAGCAGTGAGAGGAACTGAGAAAACTGTGAACAGTGGTATTGCATTACAAACAGAATTTCAGTTATTAAACGCAAGATTATCTGAGAAAGCAGACTACTTACAAAACGCTGAAGAACAGATATTTGATTTATATGCTATGTGGCAAGGTACAGTATTTGATGGTGAAATTATTTACCCAGATAGTTTTGATTTAAGAGATTACGCAAGTGACTTACAATTCTTACAAATGGCAAAAGCATCAGGTGTACAGTCTGATACATTCATTAAGGAAGTAGATAAACAAATTGCTAAAGCAGTTGTAGATGATGATGAGAAGGTTGCTACTATTGAAGCAGAGATAGATGCAAAGGCAAGACCACTTGGTCAATTCTCAACACCTACAATCGCAGGGGAAACAATCGTTTAATGGGTTTTCAATTTCAAAACAACCCACCTAGTTTTCATTTAGGCATATCAGTCTTAAAAGGATTAGTAGAAGATTATTCTGTTGAAGGTCAATTCGGATATAACACAGATATATCTACTTCCTTTGAAACAGTTTGGGGTGTAGGTGGATTTCCTGACTATCCGACTACTGCTACAGGTTGTACAGTCACTTCATCTAATACAGCATCAGACAATAATGGCACAGTCTTAGTTAGAGGATTAGATGCTAATTATAATTTACAAACAGCAGTAGCCACTATTGGTGGTGGTGCTACTACTGAAACATTTATCAGAGTATTTAATTTAAGAATGTTAACTGCAGTGACAGGTAATTCTAATGTAGGAACTTTAACAGCAACAGTTAATGCTAAAACAGTAGCAACAGTGAATATTGGATATGGTTCTAGTTTATCAGCTATTTACACAGTACCTGCAAACAAAAGAGCATACATAGTCCAAGCAAGTATTGGTTCTTCAAAACAAAAAGAGATTGAAGCAAAGATTATGACTAAAAAGATTACGAATGGTAATGTATGGAATACAATCGGTTTCCAAACTACATTCGGTGTTCCTTTATTTGAAACATTCCCTATTCCATTTATGGTAGAAGAAAAAACAGATATTGAACTAAGAGCAAAAGCAGATGCAACAACTGCTGTATCTGGTTCTTTGGCTATGTTCATTGAAAACTACGACTAAAGTATCAGCACAAGAATTTTATTCTTGGACACATCAACAACACAGCAATAAGAAATGCCATTGTGGTAAGTTTGCATCTATTGGTTATCCATATAGATTTGGTATGCTAGAATTGTTATGTTATGAACATTACAAAGAAAGGATAAACCAATGCCACTCATCAAAGGATATAGTAAAAAATCAATCAGCAAAAACATCAGAACAGAAATCAAAGCAGGTAAACCAAGAAAACAAGCAATCGCTATTGCTTTAAGCACTGCAAGAATGGCTAAAAAGAAAAAAAAGAAAAAGTGATTATTTCCCATAGTCATAAGTTTGCTTTTATTCATACACCAAAGACTAGTGGTTCAAGTATTGGATTTGTTTTAAACCAATATTCCAAGAACCTAGCACTATCTGAAAATATAGATATTGATACTTGGGGTTGGCAAATACCTTTACACGAAAGAGGTATGCATCAACCCTATTATATGGTTAAGGATTATATTCCTGATGACTATTATGTGTTTGCCTTTGTTCGCAATCCTTTTGATTTATTAGTTAGTGGATTTAGACATAAGATTAAAAAGGGATTTGATTTATTCATTAAGCATGAAATGTTTGCTCAACCCAGATTGTTCTATAAATGGACGCAGTGGGAATATCTATCGCTGAACGACAAGATTGAATTAGATTATGTCGGTAAGTTTGAGAACCTAGAACAAGATTTTAATGCCATAGCTGAAAAGATTGGCATTGAAGAACGATACAATGACATACCCTTAAAAAATGTAACTAATCATAACAAAGAAGATTACAGGGATTACTACACAGATGAAACAAGACAAATAATAGAAAATAGATATGCTAAAGATTTAGAATATTGGGGATATGAATTTTGAGAACTTTACAAGACATACAAGATTTTATTGGTGACAAACCAATCGTTATTATTGGCAATAAAGAACCTGTTAGAGAAAAAGAATACA